GCCTTTAGAAGTGGCCCACCAAACTCAATAGCCAAGTCAGTTACTTGGTTCTTGAACATCTTCAGTTGAGATTCTGTTGTCTCGTATCGCTTATTAGCTTCATTTGTCAGAGCAGTATTCTCTTTCCAAGCCTTGTTTGAACGATCAACAGCATCGCCCATTTTATCAGATGCTAGAGCCAAAGATTTCAGCATGTTGCTTTGTCGGATACCCGTCATCCCAAGTTGTGCCAAGATAGCGTTCATGTTTACGCCTTTTTCTTGTGCATCCTTGAGCCCTTTGATAAATGATTGCAAAGCAACAACCGGTTTCTCTTTCCAAGCCTGTTGAAACTCCTCTGAGGTCATTCCAGCAGTTTTGGCGATGAGGTTCAAGTCATCTGCTGCGCCCTTACCTGTCAATGAAACAGCATTACCAATCGCGGTCAGTGTCTGAGTCATGGCAGTACCACCAGCCTCAGCCTCAATACCAACTGAACTCATAGCAGTAGCAAGACCTAAGATGTCTGCTGTGCTTAATCCAGCCAGCTTACCACCTGCGGCTAAGCGGTTGGTCATCTCAACGATGTCTTTTTCAGTTGTGGCAAAATTATTCCCAAGGTCAACAACGGCTGCACCAAATCGAGAGTATTCGTCCGACGTCAATCCCATGATGTTAGCGATCTTGGCAATTGCTGTTGCAGCTTCTTCGGCGCTCAAGTTTGTTGACTCTCCCATATCAATCATGGTTCGAGAGAATGAGAGAATATCTTCGGTCTTGATACCTAACTGACCTGCTACTTCGGCAACGTTGGCAATTTCTACCGCACTGGCTGGCAGTTCTTTAGCCATCTGACGGATGCCGTCTGATAACTTTTGGTAAGATACCGTCGCGGTTTCGTCCACTGTTTTCTTAACTCCTGCGAACGCTGATTCATAATCAATCGCAGCCTTTAACACGATACCTGCGCCTGCCACAATTGGAGCAGTAACCCCACGAGTCAATGCAGATCCGAATCCAGAAACAGTTTGACCAGCTTGACTTATTTTATTTCCAATTTCTTGCGCGCTTTTTCCAAATTTAGTAAATGCACTATCATCAATATAAGCTTGACGCATAGATTTCGCTAACTGTTCATAGCGATTTTGCAATTCTGCAACTTTAGCAGCAGTCGCAGTCATGCTAGCACCTGCTTCAACTAGCTTTTGTTTTTGTTCTGCAGTAGCAGTTGAAACATCTCCAATACTTGCTTTTAGTTGGTTATATCGTTCACTTTGTGAACTTAGCAATTTTTGGTAAGAGCCTAGAGCTGAACCAGTCTGGGATAAGAGAGACTTTAAGTTGCTGACATTCTTGCCAGCGCCTTTGAAGTTGTTCTCCATCGCTTTCAGAGAGTTGTCGACACCCTTTAGATAGGTCTTTAACCTCCCAACGTTTGACTGAAAAGGAGCGACATCCAAGGTAGCGGTAGCGACTATTTCACCAATATTACTTGCCATTCATTCTCCTTTCTACCCAAAAAGGAATGGAAAGGCCTTGTCAAGGGTCGTCTCTTCTTCCTCTTTGCTTTCTTTTATTTCTAAAGCCTGCACCATCAAATCAAAATCTGAAAGGCGCATGCTTTTAATGTCATGGATCGTGTATCCTTGACTCATTAGCGATTGAACCCAAACTAATAAATTATTTTGAGCTTCTTTAGGGCTTAGCCCTTTTTCTTCTTTTTTCCCTCGGCGATCTCTTTTTCTTCTTGTTTTCCACCGAGTGCTGCCAGGTATAGTTCGTTCAAAATTTCAAGCGTTTCAACACTTGCGCCCTTCAAATCATCTGCATCGAACTGCTCACCGTACATTTTAACGAACATATCAAGATACGCTTCATTCAACTCGCGATGTTTGGCAGGATTTAGCAAATCTTCCTTCTTTTCGTACAAAGCAGTTTGACGAACTTGGTGTTCTAACGCCAGAAGATTATCTTCAACATTGACATAATCTTTAGAGAACTCTTTCAGAACCCCACCTTTTTTAAATTTAATTTCAAACATTGTTTACTCCTTAAAAATAAAGGCTTGGAATAACCAAGCCTATTCTTATGCATCTTGTCTTACTGCGCCTGATTCAGCGGTTGCTGTTCGTTCAGAACTAGAACCGCTTACGACTTTGGGAAGACGAGCTTACGGAATTCAGATTCTTGGAATTGTGGGTTATCTTCACGACCAACTACAATTACAAGGCCTTCGTCTTCGTCTCCACGAGCTACAAAGCTTCCAGATACCGTATCGTTTTTTGGATCTGGTGAACCGTCTTTAGTTTCCAAATCCATGCCTGGAAGTGAGAACTTACCTTTAAGAAGACCAACCCAGATACCTTTACCGTCGTCGCCAGTGGTACGGAACAAGCAAGCGATATCGTTTGGTGTCATCTTCTTGCTGTACTTTTCAACACCATTTTCAACAGTAATGCCATAGAAGTCTTTACGAGCATCACTACCCAAATCCAACCATGATACTTCAAGAGTTGTTCCAGTGATACCAGAAGACAATACAACGTATGGTCCATCATCTGCTGTAATAGTGTTCAATTCATTTGTGATATCCAGTTTTGCTGATTTAATTCCTGGGATTTTTTTAGTTTCACCTGTGACAAGGTTTTGAGAGTTCAAAACCCCATATTCAAAACCACGTAAGCCAAATTTAACTTTAGACATTTATTTATTTTCCTTTCATTTCTTCGAGATTGCTCCAATCAAAAAGACGATATTTTCGGACGTTCATTAACAATCCAATATCGTCATCCATGTATCGAGGTTTCTCATTAGCTGTGTAGCGTTCAAAACCACTACTTTCTAATACCGCATCCATTCTTTTAGTAATCTGATCCGCTTGTTTAGCATTCTTGCACCAAAAATTGATTGTGATACGTTGTTCCGTTGAGATTATTTCATCATCTGCATACTTGTGAGGTGCTTCGTAAGTTAAATAAATTCTTGCGAACGGAGCAAGTTCTTTTTGTTTTAAGTTTGTAGGTTTTTCAGGAATATCATAAGTAAAGATACCTTGTTTGTAACCAGGGAACTCCTTGCCCCTAAACTGATTGAAGAGTTTATTTAATTCTTCATCTGCTACTAAGCGTTTATAAGCTTCAGTTTCAGCAATCATTTACCCAACACCTCCCTCATTTTTGATTTATAAATCGATTCAGCACGAGGAGTAACTGCGTTGATAGTTTTTTCCTCGAAATCTTGTGCTTTCTGATAGATTGTTCCACTATCTGGATATTTCGCACGCCAGCCAGTAGTACGACCGTATCCGATATCTTTTGATGGTGCATCACCACCACTTTTGAAGTTACTGATTTTCACATCTTCCTTCATTCTATAAAGAGTTTCTTCTTTGTAAATCGGAGTATTTACTTCAAGTTCTTTCTTGAACTCTTGAGCTACCTCATTTACCGCTTCACGAGCCACACGAGGTGCTTTTGCTTCAAGAATCGTAAGATTTTTAAGACAAAGATCCAATCCTTTTGTCATGACACCATCACTCCCTTGATTAAATCAATTTCCTTGTTAGCATAGTCACGTTCAATAGCAATAATTTGATATTCATTACCATCAAATTCTACATAACATGAATTGTCAAAAGGCAGTTTTGGTTGATGACGAATTAAGAATGTTTTAGTGTCTTTGTGCTCTGACAACCCACTAGCTTTCGTGACCGTTGCATTTTCACGAAAATCTTTAATAGAGGTTTTAGATACTTCTGCCCAGCAAGTATACAAGTCATTTCTTTCGAAATCTAGCACCTCTCCATCTTCATTTTGTCCACCTACTCTTTGAAAAAAAGTAATGCGGACATTCATGTTACGTGTCCGCATTAATTTTCCCTCCGTGTTCTAAGTTGGTGAATGATATTCAGAACACCGTTCGCTAACGGATAACGCATGGTGTCCGCTGACATTCCTCGATGTTCGTACTCTTCCTTGACTTGCTTTTTGACAGCTAGTCGGAATTTCGCATAGGACTCTAAGTCTTCAGGTTGTAGTTTGTTATCGATAGCGAAACAAATCTGCTCTCTAGCTGACTCGATAAGTTCAAGTAGTAACTCATCTTCAAAGTCATAGTCGATTTTGCAATACAACTTAACTTCCTCAAGAAAACTATTCTTTTTATCTTCCATAGCTCTAACCTCCAATCAAGGCTAGTAGTTGCTCTTTAGTTTGTGACGAATTGTAAGAAATTCCTTTGCTATCTAAGTAAGCCATGATTTCTTGTTTGGTGCTACTTGCTGTTGGTACTGCTAATGCTGTTTCTGACCCTAAGGCTCCCCCACT